AAACGTACACCAAAAATCAACAAAAAATCGTCATCCTGCATCCGCAAAATGACGATTTACACAAAACCAAATGTGCAACAAAGAGAAACATTTTCACCTACTATGGAAACGGCGGCGTCTTGTAATCGCCGCTGATAAATAATTCAATTGTTAGCGCTACCATAATGGCCAATAAAACCAACCACATCCAAAAAACGATTGGCGTGAAAAATGCTACCCTTACAAAACCTATTACAAATAGCCGCAACATTGACTTTCTGAATAACTTCATGGCTTTTTGAGGACAATGTTGGTTCCAACCATAGTTTCTCCAGTTTTCACCAGGTTTACGGAACCTGTGAAGAAACCTGTCAATGTAGCAGTGGTGGCGTCCACCGGGGTTATTGTCCCCGACCTGCCCCCGTTTGTAATTTTCTGGTTGACAATAGTAACATTGAAACTTGTGACAACAGAATTTACAGTTCTTTCAAGTATCCAATTCCCCTGCAAGAACTCTCTCAGTTCTCTCTTACCTCTAAGTTCCCCAGCCCTTGTTTTCATCAACTGGATTTCCGCAACCCGGTTGTTTAGGATAAGTTGGTGGTTTGCCAACAAGCCCTGTAGCTCCAGGATGTAACGTTTCATGTTAGCTGTATCCCTGGTAGCTTCATCAAAGGCTTCTTCAACACCCTTTGTTTCTACTCGGGCTGGAACTGTCCTTTTAACAGTATCTCCTACCACCGTTATTTGTGCTGAAATAACGGTAGCTGTTATTAGAAATGTTATTGCAAAAAGTATCTGCTTCATTGTTATTTATTTTTAGGTTCATCCTCTTTTTTAGCAGTAGGATTCTCCTTTAGTTTATACAACCTAATCATCCAATCTTTTGTATCGGATTCTTGCTTGGTTAAAGCTGCGTATTCGTCCTGAATAGCCTTCATTTGCTTCTCTAATAATTCTTTCCTTTCTTTTATGGCTTTCTGTTGTTGCTCAAGTATTTCAACAGTGAGTATGATTTCCTGCGAAGCAATGGCGGGAACAACATAAAGTAACTTGCCATCCCTCTCTATTACTTCTGGCTTTGGTTGTTCTGTTTGTGAATAGCCAGAAAAGGTTACAAATAAGAATGCTAAAATGATTACTGATTTCATTTTCAAGTATTTATCAAACTGTTCGATAATATATTTCACAGGTCTTGCCTTCTCACCTGACGGGAAAGAAGCCCAAAACGTTATGAATGATCTTATTAAAGCTTTCTCCTTCTTCCTCACTTTATTTTATATTGAAATATCACATCAACAAAATTCCTCTTCTTAAATTCTAATACTGTTGTTCCAATAGGCTCTAAGCCTACGATTATTTTGTCGGAAGCGGCATCTGCATTTAACTTGGCATGTTTTCGTGCTAATGCTGTCTCAAGAGCATCACTTTGAGTAACATCTACTGTCCCAGAGGCATCTACATTATCATCGGTGAAAGCAGACAAAACTGGTAATGTTATAGTAAATGAAGTAACATTTGTCCCTGTTTCAAAGCCTATTTTAACCCTTCCAGAACCAGTTACAATGCTATCCACTACTGAATATTTAAAACTGTAAACATTCAGTATAGTATCGGTTCCTGCTATCATTGCAACAGTAGGGGTATAGATTCCAGATGAAAGATTCCTCCAGTTTGTGCCGGTTACTGTACTGGTTAACACCTGACCAGATGTTCCTACATCACCGTCTTTGTCTTGAAGTGCACCTACAATTTTTGTAGAAACATCCGTTGAACCTAATGCAAGTAATTCACTTCCATTTGTAGTATTTGCATTTAAATAAGGTTTTGCATCGTCTCCATTCCAAACAAATGCAGATGCTGTATTATCAACTAAGTTTATCGCCTGTGCTCCATTTGATAAATTTAGCTGTTGTCTGATAGTTAGGCTGTCGTACTCCCTGATAAATCCACCTGTCATAGTTATTCCACCATTTAATGCAGAAAAGAGTTTAACACTATCAGAAGGTGTAAAAATAACATCCGTGTTTCCTGCACCTGAAATTAGCCTATCATTGAAGCTAAAACCAGGAGCTGTACCTACTGCATCAAACAGTTGAAGACCCGTTGAACTAAGTGTTGCTTTTGTGTACGTTGCAGCGCTTCCGTCTTCATCATTATATGTAAGTTGAAGGGCACTTGCTGTTCCTAGGTTCACATCCAACTTAACATCTGGAATCCTCGTCCCGATTCCGACGTTGCCGGAGCTTAAAATAGTTACCCAATCAACATTGTTGGCTCCAAGATAAAATGGACTGTCTGTAGTTGTTTTAATATAACCGCCAGTTAATAATATAGATGCTCCTAATTGAAGTGAAGCGCCGCTACTTCTTGTTAGCGTTAGAGTTTTACTGCCTGTTCCATCTATCAAAATATTTCCTGCATTAATATGTAATTTTTCAGAAGGGGCCGCAACATCAATTCCAACTTTTCCCATTAAAATGGCAGCGTAATTATTGGTTCCAGATGTCTGGGCATCAACATATACTCCATAATTGTTTATTAATGTTCCTACGGATTTCGATGGATTATTGAGAAATAACCCATAATTGTTTGTAACAGCCCCGCCTGTTATTGTCAGACCGCTTAATATTCCATAAGTGTTTGTAACAATTCCATCAGTTATTGTTGGGTTGTTATATAATCCGTAGATATTTCCTATTGTACCGCTGGATGAATACATTAAAGCACCCTGAAAGGGCACGATGTGGTCATAATTCCCAGTTCCATTAACAACAAATCGGCCATCAAACGAATTATATCCCATTCCTCCACCACGACTGAGAACCGACGAATCAGTATATCCGTGTGCATTACCAGACCCAGAAGCTGTATCTAAAACACGGTTAACATTAACAGCAGGGTCAACACTATTTGTTCCTGAGCCATTTCCAATTTGCAATAATCCTGTTGGTGCCGTCGTCCCGATGCCGACTGCTCCCGTTGCCCCCAAAATAGTCAAGACATTTGTCGGTGTACCCGCATTCAAGAGACCAAAATACAAGTCCGCTGTTCCATTTGTGGCGTCAGACCATTTTGTCTCGTATGTTGTCGCTATTGCTTCCGTTCCATCCGCTTTTTCCAACCTTCCCTCTATGGCAGCACCAAACGCAATTCCCGGTATCCCACTTGTGGCATGGGAAAAACTGATGACATTGCTTGTCGTCGTGGTTAAGGGTGTGTTACTTACTACGGACAGGTTTCGGGGCGGGACGGTGGTGCCGATGCCGACGTTGCCGGTAGGAAAGGATGACCTGTTATTGAAGCCATCAAAAGTCAGCATATTAGTTAGGCTACTTTCCGCTGTTTGGGGTAAATTATTCTGTTGTACACGAATGGAATAAGCACCGCCCCAATGCCCGCTCACTTCCCCCCGCATACCAGATGCAGATGCAAGCATTGTCCCGCTTACGCCATCATAATATTCAATTCCGGCTCTTCTATAAGTCGTTCCTGTTCCCGTTCCAGCAAGCCTTAATGCTGCAAAGTAATCTGAACTTAATGCACCGTTAATCTCAAGTTTAGTATTCGGTCCCGTCGTCCCGATGCCCAACCTATTGTTCGTATCATCCCAGAAAAGATTAGCATTGTCCTGTGTCACTGCCCCACCAGTCCCTGCGAACAGAACAGAACCTAATGTCATACTGGAGATTGTTGCAGCAGGAGTAATGATAGAAGTGCCAAAATACCCGGTGCGTGGACGTGTGGCACCGGATGCCCCAATGTCCAGCGTGTTGTCAAGGGAAAATAAGAGGTTGCCCGTTAAGGTGCCTCCGGCAAGGGGGAGGTAGGAGCCTAACCCAGACACGGCAGCCATTTCGACCCACCTGCTTCCAGATGAATTAGTCCCCACATATTTGTAGGTTTTCCAGTTATTTGTGTCCGTTGCCAGCACGCCTTCATATCGAGGGTCTTGAAGGTCTATCGAAGCTATTGAATTAGGAGAACCTGCCGTCAGGATATTACCTGAACCTGCAACAATAGTCTGGCCTTCCGATGTGCCTAAGTACGAGGCTATAAACAATATGAACAATAGAAACTTCTTCATTAAAAATGTTTTTAAAACGCCCTAATCTTAGGTGTTCCCGCAGCCATCCCCATTGTATTGTCAGACGACGCTTTATACCAATCGCCAACTGCCAATCCTCCCGTAGCCGCTGCCGCATCGTTTGCATAGGCAGTCAGCACTCCCAGCCCTAACGTTATAGTACCTCCGTTTGCCGACGTGCTTTCCGTAACAGAAATACCCTTTGCCGTACCGCCATCAATTGTGATGCCCGTTGCCCCGGATGTCGTTGATAGCGCCACCGCAGTATTGGCCCCTCCAGCGCCTACGCCTAAGACACCCTCATTTGTCACGCTTCCATCCACCTCGGTCGCAGTAACCGTCATCGTATCGGCACTTTCAGATATAGTGTTTATTCCCGCAACCTTAATGAACACACCGCCGTCCCCACTCGTATTGGTAGCAATCTGCGACGAATTGGAAGCACCGGCACCAACAGACAATGCCCCTTCATTTGTAATTAAGGCATCAACCTCAGTAGCGGTCAAAGTAATAGTATCTGCTGATTCAGCCGTTGTAAGTATCCCGGCAGCTTTCAAAATAACACCACCATCGCCGCTGGTATTCGTTATAATCTGCGACGTAGCTGCTGCTGCTGCACCAACTGATAATGCGCCCTCATTTGTTATGCTTCCATCCACTTCACTGATGGAGGCCATACTGACCCATCTTGAACCAAAAGCCAATGAGTTGTCATGACGGTAGAGTATTCCGGTCAGCGTGTCATTGTACAGCAAGCCCTCATATCGAGGGTCTTGGTAATCAAGAGCCGTTAGGGAGTTAGGGTTATTGCGCCCAGCTATGACACCGGCCCCACCGATGATGGTCGTTTGTGCGAAACCATAAGCTGCGCACAGGATAAAACTTGTCAGAATTAGTAACTTTTTCATTGTTGAAATTTATGATTTTTTAATATTCTCGCCTTCTTATATCGCCTTTTGCCTTTCCCATCCTGTTTGTTGCGGAGGCCCGGTAATCTGCGCCTATCGGAACACCGCCCGCGCCAGCGTCAACATCGTTGTCAAATTCCCCGTACACAACTCCGCCAACTATGTTGTCCACGTATGTCTTCACCGCCTTCTCCGTAGGCACCGCCGAATCCGAATTCCCAGCAAACGTCGTATCCGTCGAAATTTCATTCACTGCCGTATTGCCTATCTTGATAGCATCCTTCGCTCTGATAGTATCCGCCACCATCGTTTTCTTCTGCCCGAAAGCAGCCACCGACACCAGAATACCGGCTATGATTATGATTATCTTTTTCATGCGAAAGTGGTTCTTTTAAGTTTCAGCGTGATGTTCGAGGTCGTCGTGAAATGCAGCGTCAGCGTGCTGCTCGGTGCGAAATCCTCCCGGTGCAGGTAGTTCCCGCCTGCGCCCACCGACACGCCGAAAATATCGTTGTCACCGGCACTCGTTCCGCACTTCACCACCTGGCTGCTGGCGCTCTCCACCAGCATCAATTCAAGCACCTCGCCCGCCGCCACCGTGATGGTACCTCCGTTGGCGATGGTTTCGCTCGTGCCGGGAAACCCGACCGAATCCCCTAAGTCGTCCAGCGCCGTTTGCAAGCCGCTTATGTCCGAGATGGCAATCGTGTCCGACTTGTGCCAAAAGCTGTCTATCCAGTCGGCAAACTGGATTTCTAAGGGCTTCAAACCCCTTTTAAACCAGTTTTTTATCGTTGTCCTCGTTTGTATTGCCATTATGGAATCCTTTGAATCGCCTGAAATCCCGCAATAGGCGGCGAAGTGGTTAAATCAACAGTCCCATTTGAACCATTCGCCAGCGCCCAGCCTTCCCATTCAGTCACCCCCAGGCCGCCACTGGGAAAAAAAGTTGTCAGTTCCGTCGCCCCGATTTTGATGAAAAGCAGTGAACCAATTGGGTGCAATTTCTTCCGGTAATACGTCCGTAGGTGCTTGTTCGTATAAGGGTTGAACTGCAACGCCCCGCCGCCTGCCGATGCAGTCCACGTGCCGTCCGTCTTGAGATATATAGGCGAGCCGGATGACACGGCGCTGCCGTAGCTCGACGCTGAAACAGGCTCCCCATTATACATAGCTAACCCGGATTGAATGCCCCCCGCTCCGTCAGATATTGTGTTCAATCCTTGTATAATCACCCACCCGTCGCTATCACCTTCCCCAGCCGTCGCCACCGATGACATTCGGTCGAGGTTGCTTGCTATATTGCCCCTGCGTATTAAGTTTGCAGCAAATTGCCCCGCTCCAGTACCAAACTTAATTTTTCGTGTGTAGTACCTCGGAACACTCGTGCCATCCTGGTTGCTCTTGCTCACAGTCGTCTGCTCGATGATAGCTGTCGCCTGCACCGTACCGCCCTCGAAAAAGTAAATCTCCCCGTCCGTGTGCAGCACCCACCCATCTGACATCGTGCTGCCTGTGACTATGCAGCCCGACAACACCACCGGGGCCAATAAGCCCTCGCCCATCATCCCGGCCAAGCCGGTTAGTACATCTAAGATGTTCGCCTGCATAAAACCTAGCGTTGCATCCGATTCAAGCGGAAAACCCGCGGGAAGCGTGTTAAAATCAGCGTAATTCATAAGGCTTACATGTCTTCATAATCAATGTCAGGCAGCACCGGGCAGCTATGCCCGTCGCCGTCCTGAAAACTCAATTTGTACCGCTTCCCCGCCAACTTGAAGCGGTCCAGGAAAGCCCTTATTTGCACCACATACATTTGCGCCTCACAGGGCGCTATCACAATAAAATCGTAATCGCTGCTCGACATAAACACAGGCAAATAAACCGGATTGTTGTAGCTCTCCCCCCAAATCAAAATCGGCTCTACATTCTCATAATCCAAAATTTCAAACCGCCTGTCATCATAATCAAACAACTCGTTCAACCAATGCCGCAGGATGCACACCTGCGGCGTAATCCTCAAATTCGTTTCCTCCGTGTTCTTAAACACAAGGAACATCGAATGCAGATATTTCACCGGCGACATCACCGCATGAAGCCAGGCGTACATTACCGGCTTCCTCGCCGGGCTTTGCACCCGCTCCTCTATAAATGTCTGCCAGTTGATTCCGTACATCTACAAGGATTCTTTTGAGACAAATGACAGGGTAAGTGTCAATGTCGAATTAAAAAAGTACCCCGCATAAGGGATATACTGCACCGTCACCTCGCCCAAACTCGTAGCATCAAACCGCCCCGCCTGTACGCTCGTGATGTTAGGAGTATAGACCCCCGGCACCGCCTGTATAATGTCAATCAGCGTATTTCGCACCAGCATCCCGTTGAACGGGAGCGCCTTCAAATACGCCTTGATAGCGTTCTGAACCGGCTCGTTCTCCGTACCGTCTATCCGGTTGCCCGAAGAATTCAACACAAGCGGGTCGTAGTATATCGTTCCCACCACCGTCAGTTTGTCGCCGTCCTGGCTCAATATTTCAAGCGGCACCCCGGCGTCCTTTATTTCCTCTATGTAAGTGGTGAAGCTCGCCACCTCCGGCGCTGACAGCTTCGCCAGTTCGCCGCTCACCGTCTTCGCCGCCCGAACGGTCACCGAGCCGCCTTCCTCCGTCGCCGCCGCCGCCGTGACAATCATCTGCGTCGCAATCGTCGCAGTGTCCAGGGCGCTGTTGTCGTACTCGTCGCTGCCCTCCGGTAAATCGCTGCCGTACTGGAAAGCCTTCGCCTTCTCCTGATACCACCGCAGCGTATGCGGCCGAAGCGCCTCAACCTGTGCCAGCAAGTCCACAGTGAACGCATCGAATATTACTTCCAGCGCCCAGATGGCCGTCGCCATCACCCTCGTCCACAGCCGCCATATCGCCGTCGCACTCGTCGAGCTTGCCCCCGACAACGTACCGTCCGCCGCTACCGAGGCCACGATTTCCGCTTGTATTTCTGTTATCGTTCTTGCCATGTTTTTTTGTCCAACCCCCCTTTGAGGGGGGATTAAGGGGGGTGATTAACTCACAACAAAATCATATTCAATCCCCCAAAACTCAATCCCCTCCAATTCGCCGCTGATGTTCGTCGCCGGGACATAGCCCCGCTCCTTGTACACCTTCACCACCCTTTTATTTTCTACCTCCGGCAGCGTAAGCACTTGCCCAGCCACCACCTCCGCCGTCATGTCCAGCCCGTTGGCCTGTGCCAGCGCCGCCACCCCGCTTTCCGCTCCGAGATGCTGCACCGCAACATCCACCAAAGTCTGCCCAGGTTTTACCGTCACATTTGCCATTTCCTTTTTTCCATTGCCGAAGGCAACCCGTCAATGTCACGCTGGATATGTTGCCTCGATTTCCAGCGTTCTCAATTCGCCCGCCGAAACCCTTACTTTCACTTGCTGCACCGTCATCCCATCCTGCTCGAACTGCCGCTTGATTTCGCCGTTCAAATCGCCCGGCCTGTTGTCCAGCGTCCAGGAAAGCAGCCCAACCCCGGCAGTCGGAAACTCCCTTATTTCCCCTTTTTCGGAGAGGAGTAGGAGTTGCTGATGCTGCCTCGTGGATTCCCCGATGACCAAATCGCCATCCACAAACAACAAATCAAAATCGCCATCGAGAAGGACATCGTTAGGCATATTTTTAAACTGCTTTTAAAAGACTGTTGAACCTCGTTTTCAGGGCCGTCAAAGTTGCGCCGACCGCCGCAAAACTCGCCACGTTTACAGGTGGTGTACTCGGCGAACCCGGCGCCGCACAAGTCACCGTCAAAAGCTGAATGGCGTCCGTCAAATCCGTCAGCGCATCCACCAAATCGGCCTCTATTTCCGCCAGCGTGTCGCCGCTTTTTTCTATCAAAAAGCCCTCTTCGTCCACCCGGAAAATGACCGGCGCCACTTCCCATTTGAACAAAGTCACCTCGCTCCACATCACCACGCACCAGGTGTTTTCCTGGTGGCCAACTTGCCCTATCAGTACCCAGGTGTCCAACTTCGGCAGGTAAGCCACCCCATCCTGTTCGAGGTCAATCGCAGCCCGCAGCCGCACATCAAATATTTCGTTGCCGTCCGTGTCGGTCACGTCGCAGGTCAGCGCCGCCGCATCCACCGCCGACACTTTTGCCGGAATGATGCCCCCGCCTATGCGGGTTTTCACGAATTCATCGAATGCCTGCGCCAACTCCGTCATATCAAAAATCAAAAATCATGTAATCAAAAATCGTAAATCAATTCACCTTCAACCCCGGCGTCACCTTTCTCCTCCCCCCGCCATCGCCAAAACTCACGGTCACCTTCTCCACCAAATAATCCCCCGCCCGCTCGGTAAAATTCGGGTCGGTGATTTTCGCCACATTTCCCACCCGCACGACGGGCCGCAGGAAACCGTTAAAGCTGCCTTTGTACCCGCTGAAAGTGTACTTTTTCAATTCTTCCAGCGCCCGGCGTTCCAGGTCGCTTGGCTTATCGAGGTCGTAAAGAAATATCGTCCGCTGCTCCCCGTCCGGATCGCCCACCTCCTTTGTCACCTGGGTGTTGTCGGGGCGAACATGCACCGCTTTAACTTTCAGCCTCACGTCCTTCTCGTCCGTCCATTCAAGGTCGTTGTCAATGACGTTCTCCCCAAAACGGTACTTCACCGCCGTCCCGTCGTCGTCGCTCGATATGCCGACGAATAACTTTTTGAAGGATTTGAAATACATCGTCAAACCATATTCATCCTTCAACTTTTGCAAAGACTTGGCGGCGCTCACGTTCTTTAAATAAAAGTGGGTGAAGTTCACCCCTGGCGGCTCGCCGTGCAGTGTAATGCCCGTGTCCGCCAATACATAGTCGAGAATGTCTCGTAACGTGGCGCTGCGCCAAGCCTTTTGCAGATTCTTTCTTTTCAATAAAAAGGTAGCATCCTCACACTCGATTTCCAGCGGGGTATTGGGCCGGATTTTCCGCACGTACCCGTGAAATTCCTCCACAAGTTCGCCGTCGTACCCCAGTTTTATCACCACCTCGTCGCCGACTTTGAACGTTTTCTCCGTCTCCACCTCCGAGATGAATTCCCCCGCCCGAACGAGCCTCGCCGTGGTCGGCATTTTAATCGTGGCCACATCTTCCAACCGCCGCATGTCGCTCTCGATTTCCACGCTGTTCACCCGTCGAAACTTCTTCTTTTCACCCCCTTCGGGGCCTATCGTTATTTCAGCGCTCAATACGAACATCTTCTTTTCTCTTTAGCCCCTCTCCCCCGGAGAGGGGTTGGGGTGAGGCTTAAAAAACGGGGGGATAAAACCCCCGTGACAAAAAACAAACACTATGAACAAACACTCACCCTAAATTGTCATCCCGTAGGGACCCGTTCCGTCACGAGGTGTCACTCAATCTCCAAATCAAAATCCTCGTCACTCACACACTGCAACTCATACGCCTGCGCATTCTGTATCCCGACCATTTCCGGGAACGTCACCCGCTCGATGACTAAGTAATAGATCCCGAGCAAATTCGTCAGTGCGCTTTTCACTTCCAGCGATTCGTTCCGCAGGTACAGGTCGTTGATGTCCTTCACCATGTCCTCCGGGAAAACCCTCGTGCTTTCGTAATTCAGAGCGATGCCCCGAATCGTCACCGAGTAATCGTCCACGCTAATCAGTTCCTTCACGCTGCCCTTCCGGGTGCTGCCCGCCAGCGCCGTCTTCACGATGCGCTTTTGCCCCGTGATTACGAGCGTCGGCTCATTCGGCAACAACAGCCCGCCGAGACTCACCGGCATAAAAATCGCCTGCCCGGTCGGTGTGCTGGCCCGCAGCACGTCCCGCATGTTCACGAACTCGGTGCCTTCTTCATCGTCCGAGGCCGGGGCTTCGTAGCCCTCCACCTTTGCGAAAGACTGTTCCTTCGCCTGGCTCCCGTCGTAAGGCTTCCCCCGGCCTATGCCGAAGGCTTGCTGAAAAAGGGTCGTTATGTCAAAGTTTATCGTTGCCATTTTCTTTTTTGTCACCCCGTAGGGGTTGTCACCCTGTAAGGGTCCGTCCACGTCACGAGGGCTACTGCGCCTGGTTTGCCGTATTCAGCGTTTGCATCAATACCCTCGTCACCACCTCCTGAATATCTGACGCCGCCTCTTTCACGCTGCTGTGGATGTTGATGCTCTCGACTAATTTCGTCACGTTGATGGTGATATTCTTCGAGCCGCCCCCCGTGATGCCCTGCACCCCTTTCGTGATGTTCAGGTCATTGTTGCCGGTGTTGTTATCACCTCCAGGCACGTCCGCAAAAGCATTTTCCACCGCATCGGCCCCACCAAAAGCAGAGGCGCCAAAACGCCCACGCCCGGTCACTGAGCCACTGCCCCTTAAATAAGCATAAGCCCCAATGCGTCCTCGCCCAACTACTGATGCCTGGCTTTCCACAATGCCCATGCCTTCATTAAACCCAGTTTTAAAGCGCTTGAGAATACCCTCAAGGACACCCAATGGGTCTATCAAATTATCATAAATCCAGTCCTTGGTCTTGCTGCCCATGTTCAGCTTTTCTTCTAACCAGGTAAAAAACCCTTTGAATTCATCCCAGGCGGTCGAGACAGCAGAAGTAAAGTTGTCGAAGGATTTTATGAAATGTTCTTTAAAGTAGTTAACAAAAGGCTCTATGACGTTCCAGGCGCCCAATACTATTCCCCTGAACCAATCGAGTTCTTTCCAGGCATAGACAATTCCAGCTACCAATGCGGCAATAGCAATAATGGCAAGGCCAATGGGATTGGCCGATATAGCCGCATTGAGCAGCCATTGCGCAGCCGTCCATATCTTCGTGATTGCTATGACGGTCCCAATGCCGGTGGCAAGCGAAATAATAACATGGATGTGATTGCCTATCCAAGTGACGCCAGGTATAAAGTACCTGTTTATAAAAGTATTGACTGTCGGTAGCAGTTTTGTGCCTATGGTATTCTTTAAGTTGAAAACCGCATTGTTGAACCTGTTAAAATTCGCCGTAGCGCTGTTGGAAGCCTTTTCAACTGCACCGCCAAACTCCTTTTCCATTTGGGCGGCAAATTTGGGTAGAAAATCCTTGCTTGTAATCTTGCCGGTCACAAGCAACTTATTTAGTGCCTCCTCGCTAACGTTCATCGCCCTGGCAGCAATGCCAAAAGCGCCAGGAATGCGCTCTCCGATTTGCCCCCTCAATTCCTCCGCAGCAACGGTTCCCTTGGAAGCTATTTGCCCAAGCGCCAGGAAGACACCGTTTGCATCTTCTCCACTCAGACTCATCGCCGTTGCGCCGGTTGCAACTCCATGAAATATTTTACGAAGTTGCTCCCCCGGAACGCCCCTCATTGAGCCGGAAAGTGTTTTAAATCCAGATAAGGAACTTTCAAGCGACAAACCCATTATGTCGGATTCTTTTCGCAGGAATTCAATATTTTTTGCTCCTTGCTCTGCTCCGCCGCTGGCGAAGGCTATGGCGTTGGTAGTGCCTTCAAAAGCTGCCGCCGTTCTCATGCTTCCAAGCAGTGCGACCCCGATGCCCAAACTCGTAACCCAGCCCATCACACTGCTCCTCATCGCCGAAAACGCTGCACTTCCCCGCCGTCCGGTGTTTTCCATATCCCCGCCCATGCGACCGATGTCGCCTTTAGCCCGGTTTACGCTCCTGTCCAGCCGGTCAGTCGCCTCGACCGCCTTCATCACCGAGCTACTCCCGGTAATGTTGAACGCTATGGAGTAAAGAAATCCGGTCATTTGCGTGAAGATTCCGCCTCCGCTTTTCGGATGATTTGAAGATGCGCATACTTTTCAGCCCAAACTTCATCCTCCAAAATCGTCGGGTCGGCGATGTGCAGGTAATACTGCAACAATGTATCAATGAAACCTACCGGGTTGTCATCCGCCTGGATGTCAGCCGATAGGTCTATGAGTTTTTTATCTCTGCCTTTTTGGTGCCGATGATGTCGTCAATCCTTTCGGCCAGGCCCATGATGTACCCGATGCAATCGTCCGAGCGCAAATCCAGCCCTTCGGAGCATCCGGCCAGGCAGTTTTTTACAATCACGTCCACTAAGCCGAGCGGATTCGTGCGGGCCTGGGCCATTGCCATGCTCACCACCTGCCGGGTCGGTTTCTTGAAGAAAGCCCATTGGCCGTCCTCGAACACGATGTGCGAACCGCCTGGGTTCGCTTTTTTCAATTCTTCCAAATCAACCGTTGCATTTTTCATTGAAATGAGTGTTTTAACCCTCCCCTCTCCCTCGGAGAGGGGCCGGGGGTGAGGCCATGAAAAAAGCCGGAACCGGATGCCCGGCCCGGCTTTTAACAAATTATAATCCTATGAACATGTGTGTTTTATACCGCCTCCTTCACGTCGAGCGCCATAAATGGCATCTCGATGACCTTGAAGGCGTCTCCCTGTTCCATCCCGCCGTTGTACTCCGTGATTTGAACGCCTAAAAGCGTGTTCGTGATGGCCAGCAGGCCGTCGCCGTAGGTCTCCACGATGTCGAAACTCACGTCGGTTATCTTCGCCAGCGGGTTGGTGGCCCTTACCGCTTGCACGAAGGCCGCCCATTCCGACTGCTGTACTTTCAGTGTTCCTTCCACCCCCTGCTCGCCCGTGCTGTTCAGGCCGTAGGGCTTGTTGCCCTTGCCCCGCACGTAAGCCTTCGGGTCTTTCCACTTCCAGTCCAGCCCCACGAGGTTGGCGACATCCCGGCCTAAAAGCCGCACGGAGTATTCTTTAAAAGAGTATTCTGCCATGACTTATTTATTAAAGAGCCGGGTTATTGAAGCCCAGGTTGATTTTGAAAGAGTTGGCGTAGGCATCAGGGACTATCCTGACATCCACGCAGATTTCACCAGTCGTTAGCACGTTTTGCTCCGGGTCTATCTGTATTTGCAACCCGCTTATTTCATCGTCAGCCGTCAGGCTGTTGTCTATCGCCCGCTGGATGATTTGCTGATAGTATTTCGCAGCATTGGTACTCATCTTGCCCGTATCCGGGTCGAGCTTCACGTCGTCGAGTATCTCGTTGAGATAGACATCATAGACGATGCGCTCCGCCTTCTGGATAATGCGCACCCTTGCCAGCCGGTCGAAATCGTCCGTGCGGGCCGTGGCCGTCCAGTCGTTCGTGAAAAAGAAACCGCTCTTGTTCACGTAGTTCGTGAACGTAATCCAGCCCTTCGTCTCAATAGAGCGCACAGCGCCGTTGCTTTCGGACAGGTTGATGGCCGTCGTGTTCAGGTAAGCCGCAGTGATCGCCAGCGCCCCGTCCTTCACCCTGCCGGGTTGCCGGTCCACCGGTATTTTCGCCAGCCTGCCCATCAGCACCCCGATGGCCACGCCGCTGCCGGTGGCCGTGTCGCCAATCATGCCCGCCACCCACTTGTTGGTGTAGGTCGAAATGTCTTTCAAGCTGCTCTCGTTGTCCTGGTAATAATGTCCCGGCATCACCACCGCAAAGGGTTGGTGCCTGGTGCGGAATTCTTCCACGAGCGCTTGCGCCTTCGTCATCGCCGTCAGCACATCGTCATCCACGCCGTCCGTCGTCGTAGCGGAGTAGCCTCCAGCAAAGGAGCGGACCATGCTCATAATCCTGATTTTCCCGCCTGCTGCCGTTTGCAGCTTGCCGAAATAGGTCAGTTCGTTCGCCACGTCGAAGGCAACCGTCAGCGTCACCGTTTGCGCCGTGAACATAATCCACAGCGGCGTACCGCTCCCGGCCTCGGCGTAGAACTCTGCCAATACCTTATAGCAGATAACCGTGTTGGCCGTGTCGAAAGCCGCCGTGATGCCCACGTCCACCGCATCCTGCAAGGACGTGATTTGCAACGGCGTCAGCAGCGCCAGGCCGCTCGGTGCCACTGCGCTTTGCAGCACCAGCCCGAAAACGTTGTCTTCGGAAACACCAAGCTGGCCAAGCTGGCCGTTCAAAATATTTATTGATACCGTCCGATTTGCCATGTTACTTTTTTTTCCATTCCCGCAGGGAACCCGTCCACGTTTTCCATTCCCGCAGGGAATCTATTGTGGCACCGGCAGGACTCGAACCTGCGACCTTGAGGGTATGAACCTCACGAGCTACCAACTGCTCTACGGTGCGATATTACCCCCCTTGAGGGGGGCAGGGGGGTGAATCCCCCTTGAGGGGGACAAAGGGGGTGATTAGTCAATCTGCCCCACCCCGATAAATTCGGTTCCGTCGTACACCAGCCAGGCCGTTTTTGTCTTGCTCGTCGTGCCGGAAAGCACCGCCGCCGTAGCGCCGCTGCCGAAGGTCACGTTTCGCCCGCTGGTGGCATCGCTCGCAGCTTTCACGATGCAAATCGCCCCGGTACGGATGCCCGTTTCGAGGGTGATGTTGAGCGTGATGGCCGTGTCCAGCGTTCCCAAATCCAGAATCGTCATATTGTTGAACACGGTGGCCGCAGCCGTCACGCCGGAGGGCGTCACGTCTAATTCTGTCGCTTTCCCGAAAGGAAACACGATGCCACCGTCGTCATTAGGCGTGAAGGCAAAAGCCAGGGCAGCGCCCACAATTGCCAGCATCAAAAAGGTTTTAAAATTTTTCATCGAAGGATTTTTTTTTGTTGCCTCCCCTGGCCTCCGCTTTTGATGGCGGAGGTTGCCGCCCTTTCGGGATGCACGGGGAAGCGCCGGTTGATGGTTGCTTATGCTTTCGGAGTTGGGTGGGTGCCGCCGCCAGCTTTCAGGTTCGGAAAAATGCTGTCAAAAATGGCCCTGAGCCAGGCAAACGCCGCATCGTCATTTTTCGTCGGCGTCAGTCTGACGACTACCTCGATTACTGAAAACAGCGAGACGATTATCGCTATGATGGCAGCGCCGTTTTTCTGAAACCAATCCCATATCTTTTTGAAAACGCTCTCACCAGGCGGCTCCACCTGCGCCAGCACCATAGCCCCGGATTCCGGGTCGGTGCTGATGACCTGGTAAGTCACGGCATTGCCGGGGATGACAGTGCTATCAGCGGGTTCATCCTGCGCCAGCAGGTTGTTTCCGGGCAGGAAAATGGTAAAAGTGAAAAACGCCAGCATAGCGGCGAAAGTCAACAGGTATGATACTTTTTTCATCGTTTAGCGATTTATGGTAATTAGTGAAAAAATGAAGTTGTTCAGGGCAGTTGGAGGGGGGTTATTGTCCCTTTTTCGACACGTTAACCGGCGCTTTTTCGGCAGGGTCTTGCGCCTTTTCAGCCGCAGGACTTTTGTCGCTTTTGTCGCTCCGCTTCACCGCCTTCACGTTGTCCTCTTTTCCGCCTGCGAAGTTCATGGCGTGGCGGAAGGTAAAAAAAGCCTGCTCCTGGTTCTTGCCGTCCTTGCCCACAAAGATTTCTTTCACGTCGGGATAAGCGTCGAAAATGTCTTTCGTATCCATCAGAAAAGTTTTTAGCCATAGTAACCGGGTAACTTGAAGTCACCCGGTCACTTGGTTGGATTAAGCATCTGCGAGGATGACCCCGATTCCTTTGTTGTCCGTCCTGCGGTTGCGACCGCCCAAACGCACGAGGAAGGAATAGATGTCACCGTAGTATTCCGGTGCTCCGATTTGCTCGAACATGTTAATCGTTCCGAGCGCCCGCTCCACCATGTCACGCTGCCAAAAAATGCAGCCGATATTGTCGGTCGTAGCGCCCGCAGCTTCCGGCAACTTGATGGCGTCGGAAGTGTCGAACACCGTGCAGGTCGAGCGTTCCAGGATGGAAAATCCCCACAGCCTGCCCACAGCGCCGTTTTCCACGTTGGCGGTATCCTTGAAGGCGTACAATTGTGCAGCCGTGAGGTCAGCCAACAGTTGGTCGAGCATGTCGCCTGTCAGGATGACATAGCGCCCGTCTTTTGCCACGTTTTGGTTGTTGAGTAGTTTTTGGGCGCTGCGCAAGTCTGCGTTCAGCAGGTTCTTGCGGGTGCCTGTGCCACCGGGGGCCGTCGCCGTGTGCGTCGAGGAGCCGGTGGTCTTGATTTTGCTGGCGGTAGGGATATTCTGCGACCACAGGTGCAGAAGGTTATCCATCGCCACCTCTTTCAGGTTGCCCATGTTTTCCCTTACTACGCTCATTCGCTTGTCGTAGCTCAATTCAGCTACGTCAGCGTTCGGGATGAGAACCGGGTCAGTCGTGTATTCGTCGAGGGAATACGTGATGTCCGTATCCGCCCGTTTCACGATAACAGCAGGCAGGATGGATCGGTTGCGCTCCACGGCGGCAGCGCCGCCCGATTGGGGAATGTGGACTACTTTGCCTTGCAGGACGTACTCGTCCGCCGACACGCAGTAGTTGAAAAATTGATTGTCCTTTGCGAGAAACTCGATGATTTCGGGTTTCCAGAGTTCGACTTGTACAGCCATTTTATTTTGACTTTAAAAGGTTTTTAAAATGCGTTTTCGCCCACCTGCCCGGCACCGGGACTACTTGCTTTTAGTGCCGTATTCTTTGCCATACTCGGCTTTGAACAGGGCCTTGAAAGTCTCGAAATTGGTGTCTTTCAGCTTCGTCAGCGTCTGCGGTTCGGTCTTCGACAGTTCGGAGAAGGTCTTTCCGTTGTACTTCATGATGTACGAATCGGTACTGCCGTTTGCCTGCGTGTTCGGAACGTCCGAAAGGCTGACCACCTTCGCCGTGAAGGTTGCGAGCAGGGCTTTGCCGGTCTCGTGGTTTTCAGTGAAAACCGTTTCAAGGTGCGGGCGCTGTTCGTTCGTGATGCGCTTGCCGGTCAGGGCTGCGTCGAGCAGTTGCTTCGCTTCGTTCGTCTCTACGACCTTAGCGGCGTCCTTGAATTTTTTGATTTCCGCTTGCAGCGTTGGAACGCTGGCGGCTTTGGTTCGCAGGTCGGAAATAGCGTCCTGCACGTCGGCAAGGGTGCAACCGGCCTGGAGGCCGAGGAATCCGGCGACGAATCGCAAATCTTGATTTTCCATTCTCTTAGGTTGTGGTTGATTAGCGAGTTTGACAAGTGGCAGTGCTTTGTCCACGTCGGCGGCGTCGTTCAGGTTCACCTGTTTGCCGTCCGCATCGTAGAGGACCACACAATTTTTGTTTGCCGGGATGTCCACGAGGCTGATTTCCCGAAGTTCCCATTCCGTCACGGTCGGGCGGGTCTGGCCCGCCACCATCACGGAGGGGTCTTCGCTGATGGATACGATGCGGATGCCGATGCTGGCGGCACGGATAACGCCCCGCTCCACCTTGCCCGCCACCGCTTCGCCGAAACCTTTGTCCTCGCTGTCAATCACCGGGGTGGCCATGATGCCATCCGCTTCGACGGCAACATCTTCCCAGGTGCCGATCGGCAAACCGTCCTTGTCGTTTTCCATCCAGGGCTGGACGTGATTGTACAGCATGACCGGATTAGCAAGGAACTGCTCCCTGTTTTTCCAGCCCGATGTCAGCACCCGAAAACCGTAGGTGTTCAGGCTTTCATCGTGTACCCTCATTTTCTTACCCCTGTATGCCATATTTGTCAAATAAGTCGCTGCAAACGTGCAGGCTTTCCAAGCCCTTGCAAAGTTTTGTTTCAATCACTACGCAAATTGTTGTTTGCATTGACACAAAAAGATTCTTTCGATGCAAAAACGTGCATTTTTGGGGCATGAAACAGGAAATCGCAGAAACAAAAGGTAGCAACCTGCCTGTAAAGGAAAGAAAGGATTTAGCGAAACTCCTTTTCACCAGGGGCGTCGTCGGCACACAAAAAGAACTGGCCGAGCGGGTGAAAGTCTCACAACAAACCATCGTGAAATGGGTGCGGGACGGGAAATGGGAGGAGGAAAAGCGCAGCCTCCTCGTGGTGCGCTACGAACAACTGGCCCGGCTCTACCGGATGTTGGAAAGGAAAATCAAGAACCTCGAAGCGGTGGAGGAGCAAGGCGGGCAAATCAGCACGAAGGACACCGACATCATCGTGAAGCTGACCGGGGCCATCCGAAGCCTTGAAATAGAGGTCAGCGTGGCCGACATCATCGAGGTGTTTATGAAGTTCAACGATTGGTCGAGGCAGAATGGCGCAGCCCTCGAAATCCTCAAAGAAATCGGCGTCCTGCAAGATGGTTTCATCAAAAGTCGGATATGAAGCAGACAGACCGCCAGTCCCTGCAACTCTGGGACGATTACATCAAAAACCTGCACCGGGAAACGCCCGTCCCGGTGGAGACGGACGGCGACAAGTCCCGGCGCATCGCCAGGCTGCAAGGCGACTTTGTGGCCTTTGCAAAATACTACTTCCCCAACTACGCCTCGGCGGAGTTCGCCCCGTTTCATATCCAGGCCGTCAACAAGGTCATCAAGTCCGACAATATATATATGTGCATGGCGCTTGCACGGGAACACGCCAAGTCCGTCGTTTTCGGCCTGATGCTCCCCCTGTTCGAGATGGCCAACAAGCGAATGTCAAACATGCTGCTCGTGTCGCACAGCTACGACAACGCCTGCGAACTGCTCATGCCCATCCAAGTCAACCTGGAACACAACCAGCGTTTTGTTTCCGATTTCGGAAAACAGCGCAGTTGGCGGGAATGGGAGCGGGGCAAGTTCGTAACCGGCGACTCGGTGAGCTTCCGGGCCATCGGCGCAGGGCAAAGCCCCAGGGGAACGAGGAACGAAGAAAAGCGGCCCGACTACATCGTGGTGGACGACATAGACACCGACGAGGAAAGCCGCAACCAGGCAAGGATTGAAAAAAAGTGGAACTGGGTGGAGCAGGCGCTTTTCCCGACCATGTCCATCACCGGAACAAAACGGTTTATCGTGGTGGGCAACATCATCAGCAAGGAAAGCATCGTTGTGAAGGCCGGGCGGGTCGCCGACTATTTCAAGAAGGTGAACATCCTCGACAAACACGGCAAACCGACCTGGAAAGAACGCTACACCCTGGAGCAGGTCAACTACATGCTCTCGAAAATCAGCTACGCCAGCGGGCAAAAGGAATATTTCAACAACCCCATCACCCAGGGCGCAGTCTTCAAAGACCTGCGCTTCGGAAAAATACCCGCCTGGTCAAAGTTCCGACTGTTGGCGGCTTACATGGACGCATCTTACAAGTCAACCGCATCGAAAAAAGGCGACTACAAAGCCCTCGTTCTCTGCGGTATGGCGGAGGGAAGGCTGTACATTATCAAGGCTTTCCTCGAACAGGCTACCCTGGCGGCGGCTATCAATTGGTTTTACGACATACACGATTACATCGGGGGGAAAGTCCCGGTCTATAACTTCGTAGAGGTGAACGGCCTTCAAGACCCCTGGTATCAGGACGTGTTCAAGCCCGCTCTTTTAAAGGTCGAATTAACGAAGGGCTATCATGTGAGCATCGCCGACGACCGCAGGGCCAAGCCCGACAAGTTCAGCCGCATCGAAGCGGCGCTCGAACCGCTGAACCGGGTCGGTAGCCTGATTTTCAACGAAGCCGAAATCGGCGACCCGCACATGCAGCGCCTCAAAGAACAATTCGAGGCCATCGAACCGGCCCTGAACGCCCACGACGACGGCCCCGATGCCGTCGAGGGCGCTTACTACATCATCAACACCAAGCTCCGCCAGCTTGCACCGATTGCGGTCGGGACGAACAGGCGGGGTGCCAAATACAAGTTTTGACATGAAACAAGACCAACCACTTTGCCCGTCGCCGGATGATATTTGCATACACTGCGACAACCTGGCAGACCATTTTGACGAGGACGGAAACCCCGTCTGCGAAGAATGTGCCTTGCAAGACGAAAACGAAGATGGATTTGATTACTTTTTCGGGGCGAAGCCGTTCCGGGAAGTGGACGAAGAAGATTTACCGTTTTAAAAACTAACGATATGGCATTCCTCGCAAAAGCAGACTTAACGCTATCCATCCTGGTGGACGAACTCGACGAGATAACGAGGGCCACCGCCGCCACCGTCACCGCCGCCCTGAGCGCAGCCGAGGCCGAGGCCAAAGCGTACCTGTTCGACAGCTACGACACCGAGACCATCTTTGCCGCCTCCGGCGCAGCCCGGCACCAAATGGTCTTGCAGTGCTGCGTGGACATCGCCGTTTACCGAATCGTGGCCGCTTGCCAGGCGGGCGTGGACATGTCCGACCGGCAGGAGCGCTACGCCGCCGCCAAGTCGTGGCTGAAGGCGGTGCAGAAAATGGAGACCTACGACGACCTGCCCAGGCGGGCCGAAACGAAGGAACTGAAAATTACGTGGGGGGGACATGAAAAGACGGCGACGCACTTTTGAGACAAGCCTCAAAAATGGCCGAGACTATTTTTAATGTCTTTCAATTTCAATTAAAAACAATTTCACGGCACAGAGGACGGTAAAAACCCTGCGCCGCTTAAATCGCCTCAAAATGGCTAATTGGTTTTCATACTTAAAGGGAATGTTCGGTGGCGACATCACGCCCTCCGACAAGTTCAAAAAGATGGTGGTGGTCAACAACATCAGCGTCCGCCCCATCACCCGGCAGACGCAGGACGTTGACAAATGGCGCAACGCCCTGCAAGCCGCCGAGGGCTTCGGACAGCAGCGGCAAACGCTCTACGACCTCTATGCCGACATCCTGTTAGACGGCTTCCTGAAACGCTGCATCGAAAAGCGCATCACGGCAGTGACCAACCGCCGCCTTTGTTTCACCGTAAACGAGAAGCGCATGGAAGACGTGGAAGCGCTCACCGACAAAACCTTTTTCGACATGCTCGTGCGGCTGGTGATGGAAAGCCGCTTTTGGGGGCATAGCCTCATCGAACTGGATTGGGGAAGGGACGGCAAGGGCCACACGAAACTCGTGGACAGGCGGCACGTGAAGCCGCGCTTCGGCATCGTGACAAAAAACTCGACAGACACGGACGGCATCAAGTACCGGGAAAAGCCGTTCGACGCACTCACCATCGAGGCGGGCGAGGACGAGGATTTGGGATGGATTTTAGAATGCTGTTTTCCGGTCATCGTGAAGCGGGGCAACTATGGAAACTGGGCGGAGTTTGCGCAGGTGTTCGGGATGCCATTCCGTCACGGGAAGTACAACAACGAGGAGACCCGCACCGTGCTGGAAGATGCCCTCGACAAGATGGGCGCTGCCGGGTACATCGTCAGTCCAGACGATGCGCAGATTGAATTCCAGTACCCCGCTGGCGTGGGCCAAGGCGTGGACATCTTCAAGATGCTGCACCAGACCTGCGACGAGGATATTGCCATCACCATCCTGGGCAACACGATGACCACCACCGAGGCGAAAACCTCCGGCTACGCACAGGGCGTCGTACACCAGCAGGTGCAGGAAGAATTGCACAAAGACGACCGGAAATTCGTGCTGTCCATCCTCAACGAAAAGCTGACGCCCTACCTGGAACGCATCGGCTTCCCGGTCGCTGGCGGCTCCTGGGCTTTCGAGGAGGAGGAGAACATGTCGAAAAAGGAGACGCTCGAATTAGGCGAAATCCTGAAAAGGAATGCCGTGCCGGTGGGCCTGTCGTGGTGGTATGAGACGAGCGGGATTCCGATGCCGAGCGCCGATGATTTGCCGGAAGAAGACGAGCCGGAAGAAATAGAGGAGGAGGAAGAAGAAGCCAAGCCAAAGCCAAGCAAGTGACCAACCGCCAATACATACGGCAATACGACCTCCGGGCGCTGATGGCCCACGGCGCTACCTGCACCTGCCCGTCGTGCAACCCCCCTCAGGGGGGGGCAGGGGGGGTGACACTCCTCGCAGACGCCAATTTCGACAACCGCTTCCGCCGCATCCCCGCCCCGATGGAGGATGATTTCCTGAAACGCTTGCATGGCGGCAAGTGGAAGGCCAACGCCCTCGACGCCCCGCTATGGCGGGAATATTACAGCCGCTTCCGGCAGTTCGCCGAGGCGGGCTACGGGAAACGGCTCACCGGCCCGGCAGACTGGCTGGAATTTGACCTGATGGAACGCTTGAAGCGAAGCGCCAGCACCTTTTCGGGCGGCAAGCTGGCCACGCTCACCGAGGAATTGAAAACCCTCCGTAAACTGCCGCTGAACGACTTTTTAAAGGAGGGCAAAAGAGCGGTTAGAAGGCACCACCGGGACTATCTCGAAGCGGAATTGCAGACTACCCTGGCGAGCGCCAACAGCGCCGCCAAGTGGCGGGACATCGAAAAGCGGGCCTATCTCTACCCCAACCTGCGCTACGAAACCGCTGGCGACGAGCGGGTAAGGGAATCGCACCGTGCATTGGATGGCAGGATATACCCCGTCCAAAGCACATTTTGGGACACATTTATGCCGCCCAACGGGTGGAGATGTAGGTGCATCGTCATCCAGACGGACGAAGCGCCGACCGGCTCGGAGGCGCTCGATTTCGAGCCGCCGAAAGGGTTCCGAAATAATCCGGGCAGGACGGGCAAGCTGGTGGAGGAAGACCACCCATATTACAATTTCGACAAGCCCGGCCTGGCCGCAATCGAAAAAGGCAGCGAGGCCCTGCGGGCGGAATGGGAAACGAGGGAAGTCTATCAACTCGCCGAAAAGTTTGTCGGTACCACGCAAAAGCTGCCGGGCATGTCGAAGGCGGCGAGGGTGAACCTGGATTTTATCAGCCGTACGCTGTCGGCGTCGGCGGTGGAGCGGGCTATCAGGAACGACATCCTCACCGTGCTGCACCTGCTCGGCGCTCAGGCTACGCTCTTGCCTTTGGAAGAAGGCACGTATTTATATAGTATTGTGGTGGGCGGCTACACGTTCACGCTTGAGGTAAGCAATAATTTGTTTCAAATAATACGCTAAAAACGATTCCATGACGTCAGACGAAACGAAGCTGCTTATCGAAATGAGCAGCGATGTAAGAAACATAACAAAGACAATGACTGCACTATCCGTAAAAATGGAGCGGTTGCAAGAGGAATTTGTTACGCAGATGACGAGCCGTATGGCAGTAGCGGAGGAAAAAATAAACCGGCTGGAAAGAATCATCTACGGCCTGATAGCGCTCGCCAGCGCCGAGGCCATAGCGATACTTTTTCAGTACCTTCAACATTAAGCATGACGCCATCACAATTTTTCCGCAACCTGCAACGCAGCCTGCCCCGGTTAGAGCAGGAGATATTGCACACCGTCATCCAAGTGGAGGCGGAAAAATTCCATGCGGAGAACTTCCGAAAGAAAGGTTTTACTGACACGGGTTTCACGCCCTGGACGCCCCGCAAGCCGACGAAGAAAGACGCCGGAAAAGGGAAGCGGGCGCTGCTGGTGAAATCGGGGGCCATGCGCCGCCACGCCACCAAAGGCTCGGTGCGGGGCAAACAGGTTGATTTCAATTTCCCGCTGGCCTACATGAAAGTCCACAACGAAGGCGGCAAGGCGGGCCGGGGCAAGGGCTTCACGATGCCCAAGCGCCAGTATGTCGGAAAGAGCGCCCTGCTGGAAGCCCGCATCAAAAACAAGATTCAATCACTTCTTAATAAAAAATTTAAACAATGAAATCTTATTTAATCTGTTACAAGTACAACCGCAAGTCCAATTCGGGAATGGTCATCGAGGGCATGTTAGGCTTCGACGGCAGCCTCCAACTCCCGCAGTTCCCCAGCCAGGCGGAAGTGCTTGGCCTGATTGGTTTGAACAGGCAGGACTCGAAACAATACAACCTGATTTGGGTCAGCGTCACCGAACTGCCGGAGGACTGGCTCACCGACACTGACATCGTGGCATAATGGACGCAACAACCTTCAAGGAAATCACCGCCCCGCTGGTGGCTATCACCGGCATACGTTACGTTGACCTCGACCTGGGGCAACTCGAAGCGGAAGACCCGCCCGTTTCATTCCCCTGCATCCTCGTCGGCCTCGGCGGAGGCGACGTGTTCAACCTCGGCAACGGCGTGGACCAGGTCGAACTCAACTTCACCGTGCGGGTGGCCTTCAAGCTGTACGAGCGCACTGCCTCCATCACCGCCAACACGTACCGGGATGCGGCCCTTGCGCACCTCGACAAGCTGGCGCTCATCCACGCTGCCCTGAACGGGCTGGCAGGGACGAACTTCAACGCCATCGCCCGCACGGCATACTGGTCGAACGAGCGCCGGGCCGACATACGGGTGTACAGCGCAGCCTACGGCACCCTGCTGGAAGACGACGGTACGGGCGGCGATACGCAATACGTACCCTGGGCGGACGTGATGCCCGCTGCGCCGGAACTCTGCTTAGAGGAGGATATTTTCCCGGATGGGATATGAATGGTTGGCTCTTGAATGGCTGTATGGCTAACCATTTAACCATTTAACCATTTAACCATTTTTCATCGGGGCCTTTTTTGGGGGCCTGAAAATGCAGAAAAGGCCGCTACAACTGGGTTGTAGCGGCCTTTCTAATGCCTGAAAGTGTGCATTTTGACCACGTTATTGTGGGTGCAAGTGCATGTTTGAGGGGGTGAAAAGAAGCTCTTGCAGGTACAAAAAGGCTTCTTTGCACTGTTTCCTGTCGCCGGAAAGCAGGATGATTTCCTTTGTGCCGAGCATAAGGCCGAAGCCTTCGCCCGCCACCAATGCGGCCTTTCTATGGTAGAGCATAAGGCCGGTGATGCTGTGGAGGTTGAAGACGTAGAGCGTTCCTTCCAGCATGTTGGCTTTCTCGATTTCGTGGGCGAACACCCGCCCGTTGCTGGTCACGCCGATGTAGGCCGTTGAAAGCTGCGAGAAGAAATCGAAGCCCTCGCCGGGCAACATGAATTCTTTCAACCGTCTAAGGTTGTCGTTTGAAGCTGCTGTTTTTAGTCCGAACATGATTAAGATATTTTAAGGTGAATGAATGGGCGAAAATAGCGAAAGCAAAGCATTCACTTCCACCTGTTTTTGCCGTATATTTTACTTCTCAGCCACACCCCTGCTATCCAGCAGAGGATGACGAAGGCGATGGCGGCTATGTTTTTCAGTTCAATCATATTGCATGAGGCAGTCGTCGCAGCGACCGTTTGATTCAAATTCCGCTTTGGTGAGGGTGGCTCCGCAGTCGCAAAGGTAGTCGGTTTCTGGGTCGTTGTTGTCAGGTTTGTTATAAGGTATATGGTCGAATTTCGACCAAACCGTTTGGAAATAGTCTTCATCCTCATCCGGGTCGGAGTAGCTGCAATCGGAGCAGTCGCAGCCCCAGGGAGGTTGGTTGCCGCAGTTGCCGCAGTGCCACCCGTTAGGCTGGAAGTGGCCGCAGGTGCAGAGCCATTCAGTTGTTTCGGAGTCGGGTTGGGCTACTTCCGCCCTTCTGTTCTTTGGAAACTCCTGGTACTGCAACCATTGGGGCCATTCGGTGATATGTTGCCCGTGCCTGCTTTTCAGGCGCATTTCTTTTGCCAGGTGTGTGCCGAGTTGTTTTACAAACACAGTGACGCCGTATTTCCTTAGTTTCGTTGCAATGTTTCCAATCCAATTGGCGTCACATGGACGGTAGCGGTATTTGCCGCTTTCGTTGCCGCTCTCGCCTCCGATAATTGCCCAATCATAGTCTATCAGGCAGTCTATGTAATCGCCAAAAATGATGTATTCGAGGAGCGGCTCGAATGAGATAAAACGAAGTTTTGCGGGTACGTTAGAAAGTATTTCTATGCGGGTAAGGGCAGCTTTGTCTTCCACGCTGACGCCGAGCCAAACATTTTCATATCCCCTTCCCCAATCCGGAGGCAGGCATTCCATGATGCGCTCCGGGCGCTTGGTCAGGATTTGATAAGTGAACTCCGGCGTGTCCCGGATGATATTCCAGGCATCTGCCCGCCACTCGTCAGCTTCCTGGATGAAGAAATCAGACCAGGAGCAGGTGAATATTTTCATACCCACAAATGCACTTGGTTCTTTGTCCTTGCCGGGCAAAAAGCCAATCTGTTCGGTGTCCATCGCCCATTTGAGGGGGTCGTTGAAGTTGCTTTTTGAGCGCATGACCACGGTGGGGTCCTGCCCGTAGCGCTCTTTGTCCCTGAACATGTAGCAATACTTGCAGCCTGCGGAGATTTTGCGGCAGCCGTGCCAGGGGTTCCAGGTGGCGTCTGTCCAGGATATTCCGGTTGTTTGTGCCATTTTCAGATTATTTAAGGTGGTTTGAAAAGCATTCACTTCCACACGATAGCCGCTCGGCCTTGATGAATAGTATCTCATCAACCTCGCAGCCCCGCCTTGCAGCTTCTGCGATTACAGGGGCTACTATTTCTTCGAGTGTCATCTCCTTCTGCATAATCAGTGCGATGTTGAAGTTGTGTGTACCACGAACCAATACCTCCGCTACATAGCCGAACAGGTCTGAGGCAGGTGGCAGGTCCGAGCGGGTCAGGTCAAACTGTTCCGTGAAAATTATATCCGGCTTTTTCATGTGATACTCAGGTTTTGGCGGCGGAAATTATCGGTGACTTTGTTCATCATGTCCTGGTATTCCGGCCACTGCCGGGTGCGCAGTTCGTAATCACGGCGCAGGTGTACGATGCTCGAATGGTCCTTGTGGATATGGATACCGATGGCCTTGAGGGTGTAGCCATTTTGATAGGCGGCCATAGCGAAAGCTGCACGGGCGTTCACAACGTCGGCCTGGCGCTTGTTGCCGTAGAAGCGCCTGGAATCCAGGCCGAAGGTGGCGATGGTATAGGCGGCGATTTCATCGAGCATGGGCCTGGCTGGGCCGTCATCGTCGTTCAGTTCCTGCCGGATGGCGGTGATGGTGAACTCGATAGCGTCGAGTTGCCTGCGGATTTGTTGCACGTTCATATCTGTTGCGTTTGGTTGAACAAATTGGGCGCTTCTTCCTGGTGGTCGAGCGGGCGCTCCCATATTGTGAAGCGCCCGTTTCCCCCGTAGCGGCAGCGTGGGATGGCTACGAAATTCTTCACGTGTACTTTGATGTCGCACATATAGAGCATCTGTTTTCCGTGTTCGCCCCTGGGGGCGCTGTTCATCTCCCAGCAGACGACGATGAGGCTTTTCCGGTGGTGGCGCTCGGTGAGCATTTTGTACTGCTCTGTGGTAAATTTCATATAGTCCCGGCTGTCAATCACCACGAAATGCGGACTGTTCCGGCTGCCGAGGCGCTGCATCATGTCGGTGAAGTTTTCCCGGTCGCCGACGATGACCCTGCCTGTCACTTCCCGCATGTCGTTGCGCACGAAGGCATCCTGTAGGGTCTTGCTGACGCCCTCCTCGAAGCTGTTGTAATACACTTTCCCGAATCGGGAGAGGTACTTTGCGAGCTTGACGCAGAAGTCCGTTTTGCCGTTGCCAGAGTTGCCATAGACGACCATCTTGAAATTTTTCTCCGGCTCGCCGAAGCTGGCTTTCCAGGCTCCGTCGAAGTGGAAGCTGTCAAATTTTTTGTTCAGGAAATCGGAAATTCCGATGGCCTTTCTTTTGGCGCTCATGGGCGTGATGTGTGTGTGTGGGTTTTAAAAAGCGGGCCGACCTGGGGCCTTACTGATACTATGAGGCCGGAGCTGGAATCGAACCCGCTGGAACCGTTCCGGCCAAAAAGCCCCGCCCCACGAAAGGGGGCGGAGACCAAACAATGTTGAAAAAACCGACTAAGCCTTTTGTTTTCTGGGTAAAAAGTTGCGAATGAGGAAGCCGCCGATGCCTACGATGAGGAGCCACCACCATGGGAGACCGTCGTTGTTTGTTGCCCCTCCGGGACTGCCGGTTGCGGCGGCGGCAGCGGCAGCGATGCGGGCCTGGTTGCAGGCTTCGAGTTCCTGTTTCAGGGCGGCGACGTGGGCGCTGTCCACGACCACGAACATGGTGTCGTGTACCTCGTGTGTGCTGTAAACGGTTTTTCCAGGCACCATCACAGAGACTGTTTTTACAATAGTTATGGCCGTGTCGGAGGGCGGGCATTCTGTGGTATCCACGTACTCCATGTACGTATCGAGCAAGACGACCGTGTCGGTGACGGTCCTGGTGACGGTGACGGTATCGGCCTTCACCGGGTAGCGTTCAGCGCAGGTGGAGGCCAGCCTGGAAACCGGCACTCCGCAGGCGCTGATGAGACCAAAAAAGATGATGATTAGGCCGAATAAAGTGGGTTGATTTGCATTTTTCATTTCGATAATTTTTTGATTAAAGTCGTTCAGTTCTTTTCGTGCGTTGATTCCGAGCATGTTCAGATAAGTGATGTAGCTGATGCCGAAGCGCCCGAAAATGAACTTGCGCCAGATGTATTTCTTGGTCAAGTCCTCCTCCCACACTTCATTGTGGGCTTCCTGCACCATGAGGACACGGGCGAGGTAATTGCGGCGGCGGCTTTGCTCACGGGTGTACTTCATGCGGGTGTTTTTAGTTATTGGCCGCCCAGAATTTTTCGTCCTGGGTGCGCCGGGCATACTCCTTTTTGATAGCGAACAGCTTTTTGCGGAAGGCTTCAAGTTCGACCTTGTTCAGGTCGTAGAGCCTGCGCCCGTTCAGCACCTGCGGCTTTTCGCAGAAGGCGTTGACCCTTGCCCAATCGGCGGTATTGATGCCGATGTCGGTCATCAGGCTCAGGCATTTCGAGCGCAGTTGCCGGGTTTCCCGGTCCGGTTCGGTGCGGCGCTTGGCCTTTTCGTTTTCTAATCCGGTGATGACTTCGGACAGTTGCGCCGGTGTCAGGTCGAGGGTGCTGGTCACCTGATAGCCGCTCAGGAGGCCCTCTTTCGCCTCGGCGTGGTTGTAAGGGAAGAGTTCCCGCAGCAGGGCGTTGAACTTGATTATGTTGGCGGATGCCGGTGATTTTGTTTTCATAAGCTGTATTCGTTTTCCCACCTGGATTGTGACAGAAAGGTTTCGGGGTAAAGTTTATCCTGGTTGCGGCGCTGCGCTATCCACATATTGTAGCGGCGGATGCCCCGCAAGCAAAGAATGCGGTCTTCGGAAGTGAGCCTGTTCCACTCTTTTTCAGCCCTTTTTTTGTTGCCTACTTTATAGCCGTAGGCGTTCCAAAACACATCAAAACTAATGTCGGCAACGATGGCTTCCGCCCGGAAGCGGACTACCAGCGTGATGTCATCCACGTTTTTTAGCATTTCCGTTTCGACGGTTTGAGAGCGCAGCCAGTTGAGCAGGAAGATAGTCCCAACCTCGTCGAAATTTTCGTTTTCAGGGATGGAGAAGGATGCTAACTTCCCTTCCCGGTATCCGATTCGGACGCTCCTGGATGACTGCTTTCCGTAGAGGGTGATGAGGTATTCTTGCATGTTGTGTGGTTTTGAAAAATGCTGGCGGCTAAAGTGTGTGGGTGCGCCGCCAGCGGGTTGAAAAAAATACACGTCACGCCTTCACGTAGAAGGTTTCTTTCTGTTCGACGGCGAGGCCGGCTTTCGCCAGCTTGTCGCCGATTCCGTCGGCGTTGCGCAGGATGCCCGACTTGTCGAGTTCGTCCTTTTGCAACACAAACTCCGGTAGCACTTTCCTGGCCATCGCCAGGACTTCTTCCCAACCAAATTCGTCCTCGTTTGCCAGCACGAGTTTGGGCGGGCCGGATTTCCAGCCGATCGTGCCGCCCTCGAAGCCGGTTGACTTCTTGCCGCTTGGCAAAATGGTGCCCCGGTTCTGGTCTGCATAGGCTTCCAGCACCTCGGCAGCTTGTAGCTTTTTGTCCGTCAGTTCCCTTTCCAGCCCCTCGTACTTCTGTACGAGCGGGGTGATTTTCACCCTTTTCTCTGCCTGCACCTTTGCAAGCTGTACGTCGTTGTCGAGCCATTCTTTCATTGCCGCTTTTGCATCGGCTTCGGTAACTTTTTTTGCCATTGTAATTGTATTGTGTGTGTTAATAAATCACGGTTATGCCGCTACGGATTCCAGCGCTTCGGCGTAAGCCTCCCCCTCCCTTGGAGGGGGCGGTGGGGAGGCTTCTGAAAGCATAAGTATCTCCCGCTGTATGCAGCGTTTGAGGCGGCGGTTGTCCTTGATTACGTTCACCTCCCGGCCTTCAATAGAGGACCTGCCCTTTTCCTCGCCCCACACTTCCGCCCAAATACGCTTGATTGTTTCGGGGTCTTCGAGGCCGTTGCCCCGGCAGATGTTAGCCACGTCGGTGCGGGTGTGGCCCGGCAGGTTGATGTATTTGCGCCCGAACCGGCTTTCTATTTCGTCGAAGCCGCAAGTTTGAAGCTCGACGTTGCGGCGGATGCGTTTGCGTATGTGGCCGACGCCCATGACCACCATCCCGGCCTTGTCTTCGAGGCCGTTGAACAGGGGGATGAGGCAGCGGAAAGCGGCGTCACGGAGCTTGTCGGCCTGGTCGAGGATGATGAGGGGCCGCTCGTCGGACTTCTGTTGAAAGTCTCGCACTATCTTATCCAGCAGGTCGTAGTAGGTGCCGCATCCGAGGAAAGAGATGCCGAGGGAGCGGGCGAAACGGCGCACGAACTCGCCTTTGTTCCACTCGTCGCATTCGAGGTAATACACGTTCTCCCGGTTCGTTGCGACGAATGTCTTCGCCCCGCTGGTTTTACCGGCCCCGGCCCCGTCGCATACGGTGAGCCAGAGGCGCTGCTCTTTCGCATCCGACATGATTTGATGCACGGAACGGGTGTTGGAGGTCTCCACGATTTGCCAGCCGTCAGGACGCCAGTCGAGGACGGCGGCGACTTTCCGCCACATGCCGTCCCTCACCTGGTCGAATTTGCCCGTGATGATTTGGGAAATGGTTGCGTCGCTAACGTCGCATTTTACGGCGAGCCGGGACTGAGAGCCGAGGCGCTCGCATTCTTTGCGGGCGAGGTCGGAAATCTGGCTGAAGTGCATTTTGTTGATGTTGATGGGCGTACTCATTGCAGTGTGTTTAATTTGTGAAAATGGGTGTGTTGGCTTGGTTTATCGTGGTCGCTGGTGCATATTCAGGGGGTGTTTTTCTCGTCTTCTGCCTTCTTACAGGCTGCGTGGTTGTAGGCCACCAAGAAAAACATGACGGCGCAGGTCAGTCCGATTTTGATGATTAATACCATTTTAAGGTTGTTTTAAAAGGTTTTAAAAAGGCCAGGGCCTTTGCCCCGGCTTAAATCTCATGAAAATAAACACCTATGGATATTGGTGGGAGCGGCGGGAGTCGAACCCACGCTCCCGAACATTAATAGCTCTGAAACTTGCCCTTATTATTGACTTCGGAAATAAGTTGAGCGGCTCCTGGCGTTAATTTTTCAGGGTTGCCGAATGCCTTTTCTGACAGCACATTTGAGGCAATTGAAAGGGCTTCCTCCTCGCTATTTGCGAAGACGATGAAAGGTTTGTTTTGCTTCGATGGCTCAGAGCCGATGAAAAAGAATGCTTGCATGATGATTTATTTTGATTGTGAAAGTTGCTTTTTCAAAAAGTAGCCGGGCCGTTGCCCGGCTACCAATCCCAGAACTTACTATGTACAAACTACTATTCTTTAGTACTGCTTCCGTGCTGCGTTCGGCACGAGGGCAAAAGTGTCTTCGTCCAATTCGTCCGCTTCCTCCGTATCGAGGAGGCGGGGCTTGTTTTTTTCGGTCGGTTTCCATTCGGCGGTTCGCTCGTGGAGCCAGGCGGTTTCGGCGTTGGATTTTGCGCCTTTTTGGGCCAGCCCTGCGAGGAGGATGTCCACCTCGTCGCCGTCGTCGGCCACCTGGGTCAGCACTTTGAAGTGTTCTTTGCGGGCCGCTTCGATTGCGGCAATCTTTTCCTTTCCCTTTCCGATTCCCGACATATCGGCATCGGGGCCGTATAGCTGCGCCCGGCGCTGCTCGGTGGCGGTGCCGAGATATTGGCGGTTTATCTCGTCGCTGTCGGCGTAGAGATAGACTGTCGTGAGGTCTTCCATGTCGTAGCAGAGCCGCACCTTTGTGTGCTCGCTAAGGGTCGTATATTCGTCCACCCGGTAGAAGTATTCCACTTTTTGGATGTCTGTTTTTATCAGTCCGCCGTGGCGGATGGTCACGGTTTTTTCGAGGCCGAAAAGCTCCACGGCGTCCCAGGGTTCTACCTTCACGCTGTGCGGGCGGTCGCTGGCCTCGTGCAGTTGGCGGGGGCTTTGGGCCACGCCTGCGCACTTTTCGGAGTATTCGGCCAGGGGTGTGTCCCGGTACATGCTCACCAGGCGGAGCATCTCCGACCAGGCGGCGTTGAAATCCCACTGCTCGTTATTGCGGCGTTTTGTTTGCGCCTTGAGGTATTCGGGGCTGCGGTGGGCGGCTGTGCGGCTGCTCTGTACTCCTTCGCCGTAATACCAGGGCGATTCGGCCATGAACACCGACTGGAATGTTTCAAAGAACCTTTCGAGCTTCGATTTGCCCGTCTTTTTGGAGGTTATAGTCACCTTCACGCCGAGGCGTTCGAGGCGTTTTATCAGCAGTTCGATTTCCTCGGTGTTGTGGCCGGGGAAGCGGTCAATGACGATTTCGTAAGGCAGATAGCCGGTAGTGGAGACCGACATTTTCAAGGCATTCAGGTAGCCCCAGCGGTCCTCTTTCGTGTCGAAATGCAGGCCGAGCAGGTCGCCGGAATGCACGTCGTAGCAGGCCAGCCAGTATAGAAATTCTTCCTTGCCTTCGGCGTTCCGAAAGGCAATCATGTTGGCCCTGGTGCCGTCCATCATCCAGCAGTCGCCGGAATGGAGGGCGTTTTCAATCGGGATGTAGCCTTTCCACTTGTCGCCGAGCTTGCCGGAGCCGAAGCGGGCGGTGGTCAGAAACTTGGTCAGCGGTTTGGCCAATTCGAGTTCAAACCAGCTTTTTGAAGGCACCCGCTTTTCCGCCAGGGTACACATCAGCCGCAGCTTGCGGATGATGAAGGCGTTGGTGTAGTTGGCGGGCATGTTGCGCATCTGGAGCAGCCAGGATTTTACTTCCTCGTCGTTGAGGCGGGCGGCGTTCTGGTTACCTTCCCGCTTGAGCTTCATCACCTCCTGCACGGGTACACCTTTTAATATAGTATCCACCTTTTCTTTCAACCTGCGCCAGTGCTTCGGCAGGTACTCGCACCCGACGAGGTTCAGCACGTTTGCAAGCTCGTTCAGGAAAGCGGTGGCGCTGTCTGCGCCACCGTTCCGGAGGGTGTCGGCTGCGAACATCAACACGGCGCAGCCTTTAGCGAGTGTGTGAGCATGGTCGTCGTCGTAGCCCCTGTAAAGGTGCAGGTACTGTTGAAAATCGGTATTTAAGATGGCCTCCACCTGACGTTTCAGGTGGTTATGGTAGGTGTCGAGGTCGGTTTGCTGCGCCAACCGGAGCAGCTTTTCCTTTCCCGGCAGCGCTTCCCTGCGGTTGGCTGGGAGGCGGTCGTAATCGTAATAGAAGGCCCCGTTGATGCGGGCGTACCGCCACGACTTGCCCGTGTCGGGGAGGATGTCTTTGTCTTTTTTGGCAGGGGAGACGGATTCCAGATATTCCCTCCGTGCTTTCATTCGGAGGTACATTTCTGAAATATCCAATTCCTCAATCAGCAACCTTTCGGAGAGCCAGAGGGTCGTCCGTCCATCACGTTCCCGGCGCTCGGCAATGTCATGGGTCGTTAGTTGCATTGTTGTTTAGATTTTATAAGGGTCGAACTCGATGATGGCGAGCCGCTTTTCATCCACCTCGCCGAACTCGCTGATGCGGTGGAACCAAATGTGGTTGCTGCCCCACCCAGCTATGAGCCGGGCTTTCTTGTAAGGCTTGGAGTAATCCAATTCAAGCTGGTGGACGGCATCATAAGTGTTGTCACACCCTTCAAATAAAATCTGGGCGAAGGCGTCTGTGATGATTTGGTTAAACCCACTTGTTCTTTCGACGGTTAAAGCGGGATACCCTTCGTTCGGGGTCCTATCCCCTTCCCACCGTATGAACTTCCTTGTCTTTTGTTTAGTAGTTGCTGTCATGTTCTGGATATTTATAGGTTAAAAATTAAGCTGTTAAAGCGGCTTTGATTTCGCTGGTCAATTGCTTCTTTTGCACTTCTTTGTCCTTCTGCTCCTGAATCCGGTTCTTGATGAACACGGAGAGCTTCATCAGCGTCTCGTCGTTTCCCCTCTCCCCGTTCAGGATAGACCACACATATTGCCGCTTCACCCCCAACTCTTTCGCTATTATGGACTGCCCGCCGTACTGCTGGAAGGCTTCTTTCGTGGTTTTTCTCAATTCCTCGGTATGGCTATTCATGCTTATTTATTTACATTTGCTTTTCTGAATATTTTTGATTGATTGACGCTGCAATATTGTAAATATATTTTGAGATTCACAACATGATGTGAATTATAAATACCATCATTAACAAATCGTTAACAAAATTGAACATCGGAGAAAACATCAAATTCGGGAGGAAACTACACGGATTTAGCCAGTCAGACTTATCTAACAAATTGAAAGTCAGTTCTAATAGCGTCAGCAATTGGGAGAGGGGTACTGCCGAGCCGACTTTGACAGCCTTGATAAAATTATCCAGACTTTTCAAGGTATTAATAGATGATTTGCTCACAAAAGATTTGGAAGCGGAGGGGTTCGAGGTGGGTTCTCCCTTCCAACTTGCTATTGTGACGCTCAATAATCATAATGTATTAGTACCTGCTGAAGACTTCAAAGATTATTGTGGGTGGAATGATGCAATAGAGCTTGTTCAGGCGGTCATTCCCGGCATACAAGGCAAGGCACTGACCTTTGAAGTGGCCAACGACAGCATGGCCCCGCTGCTGATGTGGGGCGATTGGGCGGTATGTGCGCCGGTAGAGCAGGCGAAAGGGCTGGAAGTCGGACGGATTTTCGTGGTGGTGACGCAAGGCTCGGAGGTCGTTTTTGGGTATGCACAGAACTTTAAGGAAGGGGTGAAGGTGATGCCGCACAATCAGGCGGGCCACGCCTGGCACATGATACCCTACGACCAGGTGTTTGAGGTCTGGCAGGTTAAAATGCGGCTGACGAAACATTTTATGCTGCCTTATATGGTAGGGGATGTGGGCAGTTCCCAGGCGAATGAACCGGGCAGCAGGAAGGGTTGATTTCTTAACTAAATCCAGGATAATATGAAAAGACTACACTTTTTAATGTGTGCATTTATGCTTACCGGGTGCCTTTCCCCCGCTTCGGAAAAAAACAACGCTGAATCTAATGCCGCCGTTAATGATGCAGCGCCGGAACCACAAACAGACTGGCTGTATGAAACCAGGTTGGACAAAATGAGCGGAGACACGAGCTATTTTGCATCCTCTAATTCCACCAACAGCGTTGAGTTTGAATTTCCTTACAATGGGGGATCCACATTTAGATTGATGGTAAGGAAGATGCTGCACGGAACGGATGTTGTTGTTCTCGTTGATAAGGGGCAATTTATGACTAATATGATGGGCGAGGAGCAACTGAGAGTAAAATTTGACGACGGAAAACCTGAGCCGTGGGCGTATTCCGGCGCAAGAGATGCAGGCATGGATATTATTTTTCCAAACAATCCAAAGAAATTTATCCAACGATTGAAGACTGTTAAAAAGGTGATGATTGAAGCTCCTTTTTACAATGCAGGCAGGCAAGTAATGGAGTTTGATGTAGAAGGATTAAGGTGGTCGCACTGAGCTAAAAAATTGATTTATTGTCACCTTTTAGGGGGTTAAAACTCCTTAAAAAGCATTTACAAAGCCCTTATCCTGGTCTCGGATAAGGGCTTTTTTGCTTGCATAATTCCAAATGTGCATATTTTTGTTACCCCATCGGCAGGGGTAACATTTAGGGTAACATTTTTTGGTAAAAACCAAATGTGCAGTTTTTTTTTACATTTTTCAGAGGCGTTATGTAAAGGAATGTAGTGCTGGCGGGCGTTTTGGTGCGTTCAGGCGGCAGCTAAGTTAAAGGACATTAAAGCCGCTTGAGATCAGCCAAAAACACTAAATCGTTGATTATCACCAAAATCGGCCAAAAATAGATATGCACATTTGGTTTTACGGGTTATATACTCTTGCATGTCCAACGCAGCACAGATT